CCAGATAGTTATATAAATAAGAATAATATTAAAGTTAAATCTTGTTGGAAAACAGGCTTAGATAATATTTATAGAGTTAGTAAAAAATATGAAAAAGAATGGGAGGAAAGATTAAATGTTTTAAAAGATAATATTAACTACTGGTTAAATAATAATACAAATAAAACTATTGAAGTAATTGAATTATTCTATGACCAAAATATAACCAAAGAGATTGAAATATAATATTTTATTTAAAAAATTTTCTCAGTATATTTATAATGAGTAACTTAAAAAGTGTTCAGATGGGAAGTACAAGACTACAAATAAAAAGATTTCCGATTGAATCCATGGCGGATCATGCAACCGTTTGCATGATCGCGAAGAGGGCTACTGGTAAATCTTATCTAACCCGTGAAATTTTATATCATAAACGTAAAATGCCTGCATCAGTAATTATTTCTAGAACAGAGAAACTAAATAGATTTTATGGTGATTTTTGCCCAGATTCATATATATACAACGAATTTGATACCGAAATATTAGGTAAAATTTATGAAAGACAAGCTAAAATGAATGAGGACAATCAAAAAAGAAAAAAAGAAAGTAAAAAACTAAAAGACGACAGACTAATGTTAATCATGGACGATTGTATGTCAAGTAAAGGCGAATGGTTAAAAGACCCACAAATATTAGAATTATTCTTTAATGGTAGACATCACCATGTTTCATTTATTTTAACTATGCAATTTTCATTAGGTATTCCACCTGAATTAAGAAGTAACTTTGATTATGTATTTTTACTTGCAGAAGATGTAACATCAAATAGAAAAAGATTATACGAACACTACGCTGGTATGTTTCCAACTTTATCTATATTTGAACAAGTATTTGGTGAAATTACTGAAAATTATGGTGTAATGGTTATAGATAATCGTATTCATTCTAAAAATATTACTGATAAAGTATTTTGGTACAAAGCGAAAGATGTTCCCGAATTTACCCTTGGATGTAATAAATACAAGAGATTCCATAAAGAACACTATGATAAAGAATGGAATAAAAAATTACCAATGTTTAATCCAGGTGATATGATTGCCAAAAAGAGAAATAACATCAAATTAATTATTGAAAAAATCCGCAAATAAATTATTAAATTAATTAGTAAAATTAATTTAATATTTCTTATATTTCTAAAGAACCATCTCCTCGTAAAATAATTTATATTTCTAAAGAACCATCTCCTCGTAAAATAATTTATATTTCTAAAGAACCATCTCCTCCTTTATTTCCTTTAAATTTAGCTTCTTCCATTTTTCTTTGTAATTCGTATAAACCAATTTTTTCTGAAATTTCTGCCTCCTTTGCAACATATTCTTGTCGCTTGTCTTCTAATTTTTTAATCTGTTGTTCAATTGTTGCAATTTCATCTACCATATTCTTCTTCATTGCATCGTTATTGTTTGCTTTTAATTGTTTAGTAATCTCTTCCATTTCAGATGCTTTTTCAGTTAAACTATCTTCCAAGTTTTTTCTAATCATATCATTCTTTCTAAATTCATGATATAATTGAGCCTTCTTTTCATTCTCTTTCTTACTCTTCATTGTTTCATTTAATTGAGGATTTGCATATTCGGATTCTCCTGCTTCTAATGAATCAGGCGAAGGATTAAATGGTTGCCATCTATATAATTCACCAACTAAAATAGATACACTATCATTAATATCTCTTAATGCTCTTGAATGATTATCAGCTTCTTCATTTGAATTGAAACAACCACTGATTTTAAGACCAACAAGTGTTTTATTTTCTTCAGTTAGAAAAGAAACACAGTACCAATTTTGATTTTCTATTTTTTCATCTTTACGTTTTACAATACCATCAAAAGGAACTGGTTTATTTTGATTTTCATAAGCATCTACACGCTTATTTATTACTAAATCTTCTATTTTAATATTATTCAACTTAGATATAATTTCTGTTTCTTTCTGTAAATTGTCATCTCTTTTAGTTTCAAGATTTTTAATTTGTACTTTTAGTGTTTCTATGTAATCAACCTTTTGTTTCTTTAATTTTTCATTTTCATCTGAATCATCTAATTTACTCAATTCAAGTAATTTTTTATTCTCTTGTTCTAATTCATTTAACTTGATTTGAGCATTTTCATCAATATTTTTAGCAATCATACTAAATTTTCTTTTTTCAAAATCTAAATTATTTTTATGAACATTTACTAAGTATTTATGCATCATAGCATTTAATTCATCATTTAAATCATTCTCATTTGGTAAAGGGTCAAAAGCATTCCATGCACCTACCTCTGCTGCAAAATTATAATGACCACGATTTTCTTTTAATAATTGAATTTGTTCTTTTGCATCCTCTATATCTTTAAATGCACCACTTACTTTCAAACATTTAATAGTTTTATTATCATCATTCATTAATAAAGATAAACAACAAAAATTTTGATTCTCGGGTAAAATAGCATCTTTAGGTAAATAATCGACAGTTGGCATTAGATTAAAATATGACTTTTCTTTAAAACAATATATTTTTAATATTTTATTTATGTTCTATTTTGTATAATTTGTGTAACTTCTTTATTTGAATTATTTTTAGTATCAAAATCAGCATAACCCATCCATACATCAGGGCGATTAAACATTCTATTATAAATTTTTGATGGTCTTTCTTGGTCTAATTTTTCTGGTTCTTCTCTTACATATGTTCCACCAGGTTTATAAGCGGGACATTTATTATAACTTTTTGTCAAATTAATTGTCAAAAGAATTATACCAAAAAACATTAATATTATGGAAATATTATGAATAATATGATTCATTATATTAAAATAGAATTTAAATTATTTTTTATTTATTTGAATGAAGAAATAAAATCCCAATTTAAATTAGTACAAATTTTTTTCCAAATAGAGTCATTCTCCATTAAGATATCTAATTGCTTATGTAAAGGAAAACATTCTAATAAATGATCTAATTCTAAAAGTTCGCAAAATTTATGTAAAACAAAAGAATATGATAAAAAGTTTTTTCTATCAATTGGTTTGTGTTTCATCCAAGGCTCTTGAATCATTAAAAACATTCTAATAAACATTTTTTCCATATCTCTGGTTATTTTAGGTGGTGGTAAACCAGATAATTTATTAATAATATAATGAATATGTTCATATAAATTATTATATTTAAGTTTCTTTAATATTGCTCTCATTTTAGATCTATTTAATGTTGATAAATCTGTCATTCTTTTTCTATTTAATTCATTAATAATATCACGATAAATTTGTTCATCAATCTCTGGTGATTGTTTTGCTTGAAATGCATTTAACCATTCTCTGAATCTATTTAATCTTTTATATGGTGAATAATCTTTAATTTGTATATCTTCATCAAGAATTATAACTTCCATATCTCCACATAAAGGACATATATATGATGATTCAACTAAATTTAATATTTTCTCTATCTTACATTCTGTACAATATTTTAATCTTTTGGAACCATCATCTGCATTTACACGAATGCCTTCAGTAATTTGACAATATTTTTCAAATAATTCTGTTTTGTTCACTGGTTTATCATCTTTTGGTTTTTCATCAACTATTTTCTTTTTACATAAAAAACTTAGGATATTTTTTGATTCGGAAACTTCTGCATCATTATCTTTTATGTTATAATAAGATACTAATAAATCGCCTGTTTTGTCATAATAATCCATTTCTAAAATATTATTTTTTAACACATATAACTTTTGTTCAATTTCCTCTTTTTTATCTAATAAATCAGCACGCCTTTTTTGTTCTATAGTAGTAAATTTTTCTCTAATTTTATCTAATTCAATTATTTCATTTGATAAAGATAATAATTCATCTTGTAAATTATATAAACTATCTTTTTCATTTTCAAATTCTTTTAATTTTAATCTATGTTTATTTTCTAGAGTGGATGTTTTTTTTATATCTGTAACTTTATTTTTTTGACCAGGATTGGACATATAAGACTAATTATGAAAAATACTTTATGTGATTTCATTACTTTATCTAAAGAAATAATTAGATAATAATTCTATAAGATGGCGCATAAACTTTTATTTTAAAAAATTCATATTTTATGGAATAAAAGTATAAATTTTCAATAAAAAAGTTTAAAAAATATCATTTTTTGGAAATAAAAGTTTAAACTCATAAAAATAATTTAAAAAATATTATTTTAAAATTTTTTTCTGATACAAAGTATATATCACTATGGGTGGTGGTTTAATGCAACTCGTCGCGTATGGCGCGCAAGATGTTTACCTAAACTAGTTGGGTAGAAAAGCGGACTGTTAGATGTTATTACATATGTAATATCTAAATAAATCAGTTAGTAAATATGTAGATGTTTTACCACCAAAAACATCTTTTACATCCGCTAGTTTCAATGTATATATGATAATCATTGAAGCGACACTTTCAAATTCAGGCGAAACCGTAGAACTGTAAAAGTGTTTAAAGATATAATATCTCTAAATATCCCGTACCAAGTTAAATAAGAAATTATTTAATGGCTTAGAATAGCAAACTAAGACTTGAAAAAACTTTTGTTTTTTCTAAGGTAACAATCGGGCAGACAGGATTTTTATAAATCCTAGGTGGTGAGCACTGAGCCAAGTCCTAAAGGTCGTTATGCAAGACCTATGGATGCAGTCCAGAGACTAAATGTAAGTGGGTCCGAGAGAGTTAGCAACTCTCAATGAAGGCTTAAGATATAGTCCAATCCTCATATGAAAGTATGGGAACCAGATGAACTGGTAATCCTCAAATAACCTTTTTCAAAGTAGTATACAGAAGACATACAAATTTCTCTGTAGAACCTATCCAACAAGTGTTCAACGGTGCCGCTGACTTCGGCCGCACTGTAACATGCAACTTAAACAGAAACGGTGACTTAATCACCAACATGTACTCTGTAGTACAACTCTCTGCAGCTACTTCCTCAGCTGCCCAAAACTGGGGCTATGTCAGACGTTTAGGCTATGCCTTAATCCAAGAAACCAAAGTTGAAATCGGTGGCTCCAAGATCGATGAACAATACGGTGACTGGTTAAACATCTGGCAAGAACTCACACTCAAGACAGGCCAAATCAGAGGTCATGCCAAGATGATTGGTGATGTATCTGATTTAACCGAATTCAGCGTTAGCCACGGTGCTTATACCATGTATGTTCCCCTTGCATACTGGTTCAACAGACACAATGGCTTAGCTCTCCCCTTAATTGCTTTACAATACCACGATGTACGTGTAACAATCCAATACAGAGCTTCCAGTGAATGCATCAATGTTGAAGGACCTACTTTAGCTACTTCGGATATTGCAGGTTTAAACATGGCCGATTCTTACTTATTAATCGACTACGTCTACCTTGATTCTGAAGAAAGAAAGAGATTCGCTCAAGCCAGCCACGAATATTTAATCGAACAATTACAATTCACTGGCTCAGAATCACTCTCTGCCCAAAACAGCAAATTCAGATTAAACTTTAACCACCCCAGCAAATTCTTAATCTGGGTACCCGTTTTAGGTAAATATGCCAGTGCTAATAATTTCTTAGCATATGCTGATGATGGTGATTGGGTCGCTGCGAAGGAAAGAGCTGGTAAATTAGTATGGTTAGCTTCAAGATGGTTATCAGCTGCAGTCGATGCCAGTGGTGAATATGTTGTTTGCATGGATGCTTCTGGAACTGAAGCTGATGAAGCTCATGCCCCAACCAGAGACGATTTAGGTACAGTTTTAGCAGCCTTAGCTGCAAAAGTAGATGCTCAACTTATGTTCAAAACTGGCACTGGATACCAAGCTGACCCTGAAAATGTCGTTATGTTAAATAACGATTTAACATCTGCTGACTTATCCACACTCATTTCTGCTATTACTGATAATGGTGTTGATGCAATGGCTGCAGCATTCTTCGAATCAGCAGAAGGAAGCAGCTTTCACTGTGTAAGAGTAATCGATCAATTCAACTATGCCAGAAATCTTGACAGAACCGTCAACCCCATCGCACTTGCCAAACTCCAATTAAACGGTCACGACAGATTCCAAGAAAGAGATGGTCAATACTTCAACTATGTACAACCTTGGCAACACTTTACCAACACCCCTGCTGACGGTATCAACGTATACAGCTTTGCACTCAAACCCGAAGACCACCAACCTTCTGGCACTTGCAACTTCTCTCGTATTGATAACGCCACCTTAAACGTAACACTTGTCAACAAGGCCGATGTAGCTGACAATGATTCCAACTTGAATATCTATACTGTAAATTACAACGTACTTCGTGTCATGAGCGGTATGGCTGGCACTGCATACTCAAATTAAGGAGCTTAATTTGGTATTTATTATTTCGTTGGTTAAACATCTAAATAATTATGTAAAATATTACTTAATTATTTATATCGCGATGGTATATATTTATAACTATTAACTCTATTTCAAAAAAAATTGCTATTTTATTATAAAGAAATAATTTATTATATGTTAATGCTAACAACTCAAAAGATAAAACAAGCTATTGAAATATAAAAAAATTGAATAATAATAACACTATTAATATTAATGATTAATATGTTTGATACCGAAACTAATAATATTCTGAACAATAAAATTAATAATACACCAATTAATAATAAAAAAGATATTACTGATAATTTTATTATAAATTATCAAAAATATCCACAACCCGTTCCATATGGACCAATTAGAATTATTAAAGACACTGAAGATGAGTTTAAAATAATCAAATATACAGATTGTTTTGAAATTTCTCTTCTACGATTTCTACATTTGATTTTTGGCAACAATGGTCTGATGGTTCTAAATCAAATTCCTAATCTAATTTACAATAATGAAATATATGATTATTTTCTTACTAATAAATCATTTTATTATGACACCACTTATTATGAAACAACTAATGGTTTTAAAGAAAGAGCAAAGTGGTGTGATTTTCTAAATGAACGAACCATCTTTAAATATAAGAAACAAAATAATTATGAAGTATGTGCTAGTCTTGAAAATCTATTTAGTTTCTTTTCTTATTTTTTCAATATATCTTTTGAAAATAAGAGCTATCAAGAAAATCTAAATAAATTGTCTCAAGTATTGAGTACTAAAGATAAAGAAATTAAATTTGAACTTTATAACTTTGGTAATATGTCAACAGATACATTTTATATGAACAGTTATATTAAAATTTTTGTAAATAATGATAATCTATATGATTGGGAAATTTATCAGTATTTTAAAGTTGAAAACAATTGTATTACTGAAAGAGAGACTGGGCACTCTGATTATAGAAATTCAACTTATATTAGTTAATTTATGATAAAACGTAAAATTTAATTTAAAAAAAAATGAAATAAATTAATTTAAAAATTAATTTCGCCTTAATCTTATAATACCACTGAAAAAGCTCATAGGTGCAGTTCAAAAATCATATACTTCGGTATATCAAGTAAATTATTCAAACTTAAAAAATCAAGTGACTAAATGGCACAATGAATTACCAAATATCAAACCATTTTACGCGGTAAAGTCACTCCCTCTTGAGAATATTCTAAAACATTTGTCTGCATCAAATATTAATTTTGATTGCGCCAGTCGTGGCGAAATAGAAAGTGTTTTAAAATATTCTAGCCCTCAAAATATTGTATATGCAAATCCATCTAAATCAATGGATGATATTCAATATGCTAACAACAATAATGTAGAAAACATGGTTGTTGATTCAATAGAAGAAATTAAGAAGATGGATTATATAAATCCTAATATAAGAAAAATAATAAGAATTAAATCTGTAGAAAATAACTCAGATATAAAATTTAATTCCAAGTTTGGTGCTTGCGAAGAAGAAGTATTTCAAATGATTGATTATTTACACTCAACTAATAAAAGCTTTGAGGGCTTTTCTTTTCATGTAGGTTCCAAATGTAAAAATGAGGAATCTTATTTTTTAACAATTAAGAACATTATGGATAATTATAATAATTACTGTAATAAAAAAAATATGCCAATAAAAATGATAGATATTGGTGGTGGGTTTTCATCTCATACTAATTTAAGCATATTATATAAAATATTAGAACCTTTCTATCAAAATTTTAATGATAACAATATTAAATTAATTGCTGAACCTGGACGCTATTTTGCAGAACCATCAGTAGATTTATATTGTAAAGTTATTTCAGTTAAAAAAAGGGGCTCAATAGTAAATCCTATATATCATATTACAGTTAATGATTCAGTATATTCAACTTTTAATGGTAAATTATTTGATGGACAACATTATACACCAATTCCATTATGGGATTCAACAGATAGTGAATGGGTTGAATGTATTATTTTTGGTCAGACATGTGATTCATTAGATGTAATTTGTGAAAAAATTAAATTACCATTACCTAAATTAGATGATGTATTTAAATTTCAAAATATGGGAGCATATTCTCTTGCTGCTTGTTATGGTAAATTCAATGGTTTTTCTGAACCTAAAGAAATAGAATTAGAATAAATCTTTCAATATTTAATGGCAGTTATGCGTGGATTAGCATCATATCAAATATTTAAAATTTATATGGTTTACATTTTTAAGATCACATAGAAATGTTGCTGGAGTTATGGGTGGTATAGATATTGCAAATAGAATGATAGGACGTTATATAAATTAATATGTGTATGACTTATTAACAAAGTTTTTAATATTTTCTTCAATATTATAATTAGGATTAGACAAGATAGTTTTAATATCATTATCTGATTTTATAAATTGTTCATATAAATCCATATGCATAGTTTTTTTCACACTAACAGGTTCTAATTGAGGTGGTGTTTCATCCGTTGTCTCTATTGCTATTTTCTTTTGATTTGATTCTGTTTCAGATTCTAGTTTTTGTTCACTGGTTTTAGATTTAGATTCAGATTCGGATTCAGATTCAGATTCAGATTCTGCTTCTGTTGCTATTTTATTTTCATTAATTTTTGGTAATTTAGCTTTTTCATCATCACTATTCATATTACCTAAATCTGAAGATGTTTTTTCTTCTTCTTCATCATCATATCCATTTTTAGAATAATAATCTTGAATCATTTTACAAATATCATTAAGCATTTTAAAATTATATTCGCCATCATCCATAGCTTTCATAATTGACGATAAGTACATTACAAATGATTGAATAATTTTTTTTTGTTCATCTAGTTTTTCATGTTTTGAAACAAAGTAGTTATTTTCCATTAATATCCAGAGTTTAACATAACTGATTTAAATATCAATTTTTATTATAAAGTAATATGGAAGATTTTGATTTTGATAAAATATATGAACATATAGCAAAAATGAATAAATCAACTAAAGAAAAATGTTTAATTTGTCATATTCCTATTGAAGAAAAAGAATTAGAATTAGTTTGTAAACATCAATATCATTTCAATTGTGTAGGTAAAAAAAATGGTAAATTTACTTGTCCTTATTGTGGAAAATCAAATAAATTAGAAAATTTGAATTATATTAATGAACAAGAACCATCAAAAAATATATTAAATGGATGTAAAGTTAAAATATTGTCTGGTATAAAAAAAGGACAATATTGTAATAGAATTAATTGTGGTTATCATAAAAAAATATTAGTTAATATTTTAGAAGATAATATTTGTCATACAATTATAAAATCTGGATTAAAAAAAGGACAAGAATGTGGAAGAAATAATTGTAAATATCATCATATAACAATTTAATCAATGAAATCTAAAGCAGGTTCTTTATAGTCTTCTTTCTTTTTATTCATCATTTTAGGAATATTAACAATAAGTTTCTTTGATTCTTCTTGTTTATTTATATAATTTCCATCGTCTTCTTTATCAGACTCTGCTTTAACTTTCTTTTTTGATTTTACTGTTTTTGTAGCTCCAACTTTAGTAGGCTCAACTTTAGTAGGCTCAACTTTAGTAGCCCCAACTTTCTTATTCTCTTTTACTACTTTTTGTATAGGTGGGTCATCATCATCAATAAATTCTAAACTATCTTCTTCTTTAGAATTAAAATTTTTTATTTTCTTTACTACTGCTGGTGCAACTGGATTAGGTGTATCCAAAAATAATACTTTATTTTTAATTAAATCATTATTAATACTAAATTCAGTATTCATCTTAACATATCTTTTTCTTCTCTTTTCTATTACTCTTAATTCATCTAATTTATCTAAATTTTTTCTATAATATTGGACTCGTTCCCAACTTTGATTTAATACTGGTAATAATGCTTGCATGAAAGCTTTATCGCGTTTAATTGGTTGATTATGTGATTGATCCAGTTTCCAATAGATAACTTTATGAAAATAACAGTCTTTTATTATATCAGGATGATTTGTTTTTAAATTATTCATCGTGTATATAAACCATTCATCATATTGTTTTTCATCCATATCCAACCTTGGCGCATATATAAATTTACTCTTCCATTCTTGTTTATCGCCTTCAAATTGAGGTTTAAAATCAAAAGGATAAAATTGTAATATAATACCCTTTTTTAAATAATTTGGTATATCCATTTTTTTACCTGTATTATCATATGTATGATAAGTATGAGTTCTCTTATCAATTAAATAATCTTCTCTACAATTATATTCTAAAATTTTGCATTGCCAAAAATCACACACTTCCAATTCACAACATTCTAATTGTTGTTGTACTTGACAATAATAATAAAATGGACAAATTGTTCCTTTAATATTACCAGATGTTTCAATTTGTCTTTGAACAACACATTTAATTTCTAACATAGTTCCTAATCTAGTACTAAATTTATTATCTAATGTTCTTGCTGAACAAATACCATCGGGAGATGCACCCAATAATTCATATGTTTGAGAAGGTAATGCACCAAATTCAATTACCTCGGCATTATATATATGTTCATAAATCTGAGTTGCTACTTGTTCAAATTTTTTACCGTGATACACATTATCATTGTCTAAAAATGCATAATTCGGGTCTGATTTTTTCAAGTAAAAATTTTCAACGGGTTCATATGGATTTAAATCTATTGCTGCTGCTGTATCTGATGCGGTTATACGGTTGTGTCTGTAATCATACCAAGCTTTTGTTCTTTGTTCTGGTTGTGGTAATGCTTTTAATTTTTGAAAATGATCTTCTAAAGCTTGATATTCAGGTGGTATTTCAATATCTTTATACATAGACTTGAATTCTGGAAATCCATTAATACCGCCTGTAAATTTTATTTCATCATTAAGTGTGTATTTTATATCATATTTTTTAGCTAAAATCTCTTCAACTAATTTAAAACTTATCTCAGGATACATATCAATACCTTCATTTATTATTTTATTAATAGTTATATAATAATCCTTCTTACTTAATTCTTGAATTTCGTTTCTTTTAATATATTTTTCAACAAATTTTATTATTTTGTTTATCTTACCAAATGACATATTTTTTTAATTAATAAGATTATATAATAATTAGTGTTTAACACAATTTTTTTCTTAAAAAAATTGCTGAGATTAATCTAATTGAAGTCAATTTTTTTCTTAAAAAAATTGCTTTTTAATTACGTTATTCAACATAAATTTTAATTAATGCTATCATACAAACCCTTAACTAATTTCACTTTATCAACTTTCTTTGTATTTAAAAGTTTATATATATCTTTACAATTATGTTTTCTTATTTATTCAATAAATACGGAAATAGAAATATCAAAGAATCAATACATATATTTAATTTTCACATTAGGATTAAATATATTTATGGATTTATTTCAAGTCTTAGAATATGTTGTTCATTGTTATCATTTTTATAATAAAGAATTTATAGATAAGGAAGATTATAAAAATGTAAAATTATTATTACGTATAAATAATAATTTTTATAATAGTATTTGTAATATTTATAATATAGTTATGCTATTGTATTCAATTAATTTGATTACATTCTCATTTATTTTTGTAAATAATATACAAAATATAAAAGAATCTTTTATACATGGTATGTTTTTATATCTAGTTATAGTTGGATTCGTATTTTTTAGCCTTTTTATACTTGGTATAATATTATTAATTTCTACTTGTATTTTTTTCAATCGTTTAGAAGTAAATACACTTGAAATAAATAGAAGAGTTTTATCAGTAAGAAGACTATTAGATAGTTTTATTCCAAATGGTTTATCATCAGAAATTATTAATAAAATTAAACGTTCGTATGAACCATTAGAAAATAATTGTAGTATATGTTTGAATAAAGAGAATAAGGAAATTATGATTCTTAATTGTAATCATAATTTTCATTCAGAATGTTTACTGCGATGGTTTATAAATAATAAAAAATGTCCAATTTGTAGAAAAGAAGTAACAAATAATGATTATACAATATTAGTACCACTTTAAATTGTATACTTACCATTCTTAGATTAAATACTTACCATTCTTAGATTAAATACTTACCATTCTTATATTTTAATTGAGTAATACTAATTACTTTACTATTAATTGAATCATAATTTACAGCATCCTTCTTTGTTAATGTTTTATTTTTAACCATTTCTATTAATATATCTTTCAAATTTTGTTTATCTGTTTCATCGTCAATTAATAATTTATTTACAAATTCTTTTATTTTAATTATTTTATGAATTGCTGTTAATTTAGTCCATGGTTTTTGATATAAATAATCATCATTATATTGTGTAGGTGTAGGTGGTAAAGGTGAATCATTTGATAAATTTAAATTACTCTTACTTTTTTTTATAGCCAATTTTGTTTCACTTATTTGATTATCGTTCTTTTTTTGTAATTCTTCTAGTTTTTTATATAATTGTTCTTTATTGATGTTAGTCTTATCACAAACTTTTATTAAATTATTTAAATACTGAATATCAATTTGATTCTTTAATGATTCGTAATCTATTGTTAGCTCCATTTAATATATAATATAACTATCTTTTTATACCGTTTTTATTTAAAGAAAAAATTGATTTAAATAAAACCTACTATTATAATTATTTAGTATGGACCCAACATTTGGTTATGATGAATTATTTGCTTTCAGAGTCATGTTACAGGATGATTTTGAAAATGAAAGCGATATTATAAGAGAATTAAGATATGAATTATTACAAAGAGGCATGCCTCAAAATGATATTCCTAATTTTTTAAAAAATTTTTATGAAAAATATGGAATTAATATAAGTTTAAATACGATTAATGAATCACTTAATACAGAAAATCAAATGCCTTTGCAAAATGTAAATGATTTTATGCATTTATTAAATGGATTTTTAAATCAAAATTTGATGCCACCTAATCCAGCTTCTGGTAATCAAACTAATCTTGAAAATAATCAAGCTAATATAGAAAATAATCAAGCTAATATAGAAAATAATCAGGCTAATATAGAAAATAATCAAACTAATGTTGATGAAGATAATCAAACTAATGTTGATGAAGATAATCAAACTAATGTTGATGAAGATAATCAAACTAATGTTGATGAAGATAATGATGAAGATTTATTAGAAGATGATGACCAAGATTTAGTTGACGATGATAATGAATTGCCTCCATTAGAACCTATGAATAATTTAATGAGTTCAGTAATATTAACATTAAATGCAAATGGTATACAAACTAGTTTACCTCCTATTCCAATTCATTCAAATCATACACCTCAACAATTAGAAAATTTAATAAATAATTTCATTAATCAACAAGATTATATATTTTCATCACCTATGCTATTTAATCCAATAATAGCACCATTAAACAATTTACAAGATGTTGCAGTTACACTGAATGAAGAAGAATTAAAAAATCTTAAAAAATACAAATCTAATAAAACTTTAGAAGAAAATTGTTCTATTTGTATGTTAAAAATGGGTGAAAATCCAGAAGAAGAACTATGTAAATTACCTTGTGAACATGATTTTCATGTAGAATGCATTGAACCATATTTAGAAAATTATAATTATAAATGTCCTATTTGTAGAAAAGAAGTAGGAAAACCAAAATATGATATATAAAATGTTTTTATATAAAAAATTTATTTTAATTTGAAATCATTAAATTTGAGAAAAACATTAAAAGTCCTCCAACAGAAATAATCATAACAGCAAATACAAATTGATTTCTAGAACTGTTCATAATGTATGGGATTGGATTTTGACTATCAGCTAATAATTCTAAAATCTTAAAAAATAAATTTTTCATATCTATTCCTAAATCATCGGTCATAGTTAAAGGAATCTCTTCTACATTATTAATAATTTTTATATCCTTTTGTTCTTGTTCTTGTTCTTGTTCTTGTTTAGCTAAAACATCAGCAGCAACAAATCTATTATTAAATGTGGTTGGATTAAATTTTACATCACCTTCTAGTCTTTTTAATTGGGACATTAAATTATATTAGAAAATATTAAATATTTAAAAAAATTGCAAATCTAATTAAAAATATAATATCCTTAAGATTAATGCTTTATATGTCATGCCCAACTTGTGGTTTTTTTATTGGACAAAAAACAGAGGAATATGATACAAAAAAGAATGAGATATGCGCTAATCCAAAATTAAGTAAGAAGGATAAAGAAGAACAAATATCAAAACTTTTAAATTCTTTAAATCTTAGAAGATATTGTTGTAAAATGAGAATAATGACGTATAAAGATATGGTTCATGAGATATTACCTAATAATCTTTAGAGATTATTTCGCTTTGCTCAACTTCGTCAAGTTAAAAATCTTATTTTTAACTTAATAAAATAAAAATAAGATTTTTATTTTGTCTTGAGGAAAACTTCGTTTTGCACCTTCGGTGCGCTTCGCATAATTAAGTTATTTTATAATCCGCTGTGTATAATCCGCTGTGTATAATGAGCTGAGTATAATTAAGTTAAATAATAATGCGCAGCGCACCGAAGGTGCAAAACGAAGTTTTCCTAAAGAACGAAGTTTCGCGCAGCGAAATAAGATAAAGCTGATAAGCTTTAGCTTATTTTGCCTACTCCCTTCGTCGTCCCATCCCTAAAGAAAAACACCATATTCTTCTCCAAAAATTCTGGATAATATTTAAATTCAAATTCAACCTCACATGTATCTCCATTTCTTAAAATTTGATTATTTAAAAATATACTAGCAGATTGTCTAATAGGTCCGCAATGAATTACTGGAGAATAACCAGATTTAATTGTTGTAGTGTGGTGCAACACATTTATTTTAGCTTTAAACTTTCTTGTAACAGAATCTTTAAACTTTTCTATATTATCAATTAATACCATACCTTTACGAATTTGTTTTCTATCTAATACTTCCTTAGAATTTGTTAATTTAATTGCTAATGTTGCTTGTAAGTTTGACCCAGCAACATCAACATTTTCACTTAAACTATTATGAATACTTCTTACTATAACTTCTTTAAACTCAAATTTGGCTTCAGAATCATCTAATGAATTCATTCCTGAAAATGGACCTAAATACATCTTTTGACGAATGCCTATTTCTTTTCCTTTATTAGTCCCTGATACAACTAATCCTATACCCGGAACTAAAAATGTTGCATCAATATAAAAAATACTTCCTTGAATTGCATCCCATTTTTCTCTTCTAGGTAAATGATATAATATTTGATGTAAGTTTGTAATATTAATACCAGTTTTATTAGAAATAGAAATAATTGGTATTATATCTGGATTTCCTAACATTTTATCTACATAATCATCCGTCTCTTTATCATTATTTATAAAATAAAGAATTTTTTTAAATGTCGCCTTTCCTAATAATTTTTTCAATTGATTACATAAATTTTGATAGACTTCTTTTGGTGCCATATCTATTTTTGTAATAGTTATTATAAATGGTATATTCAAATAAAGTAAAATACCGATATGTTCTTTGGTTAATTTAGTTATTCCTGTATTTGCACCAATTACAACTATTCCATAATCAGGGAACATTCCAGTTACACCAAAAATAGTTGTTTTTAAATATTTCTCATGTCCTGCTAAATCAATAAATGATGTTACTTTTGTTGACCATTTATTTATACTTCTTGTTTTTATTTCTGTAGATTGTTTATTTTCTTTTATATTATATAAACTAATTGTAGAATCATCTTTTCTATTATAAACCAAAGGATTATAACTTATATGACTTGTTCTACCAGTTTCTCTTTCATGAGGATGAACTAATACTTTGTTTCTAGCTAAACCGCGCCCATCATCAAATTCGCCCGATGTTAAAACACCGATTAATGAACTTTTACCAGCATCTACTGGTCCACAAACTGCTATTGTACATTCTTGTTTAATAGGTTCCATATATTTATAAAATAATTATTTTCTAAATAGTTATTTTATCTAAAGCGCATTTTTAAATAATTCTTTTAATTTAAGATATTTGAATTTATATTTCATATATTTTTCATAATCTCCACCACCTTTTTTTCCTTTCTTCTGTTTGTTAGCCGCTGCTGCTGCTTTTGCTGCTGCTTTTTCTTCTGCTTCTATTCGTGCTTTTAAGGCCTCTTTTGCTTGTGCATCTCTTTGTGCTTCATCAACTAATTTCTTTTCTCTTTGAATCTCGTGTATTCCTTCTGTTTTAGCATCTTGTTCAAATTTTATATTTTTTTCAATTCCTTCTAAAATTTTTTCTTCTAATGCTTTAAACTCTTGTGATGGTGTAAATCTAATTTCTTTTTGTTTATTATTTAAAAATTTATTTCTTGAAGTAATTTCTGTTTTTCTACTTTCAAAATTTGCAATATCCTTATTTGCCAACTTTTCCCATTGACTTTGCAAAAAACTTATTTTTTTAGGAGTTATTCCTTTGTTAGTATCTTGTCTTGATTCTTCTAATTTTGTTACAATTTCATTAACGTCTAAAACAAAGTCCTTTCTTTTTTCTGTTTCTGCTGCGTCAATATCTTTACCTTGTTCTACTAGTTCATTAATTTTTTTTTCAATAATTTCTTTAATTTCTTCTGGTTTAATTTTTTCTGGGGTTTTTTCAGTAGGAACTACAATTTTCAAGATTTTTAAATCATTTAGTAACCTTCTTTTATCACCAATTGTATTCGTTTTTCTTTTAGATAATTCTTGTAAATACTTTATTTTTCGTATTAATTCTCCCTTATCTGTTTTTTTGAGAACTAATTGAATATCTATTTTTTTAAATATCCTCAACAAAGCTTCTTTATTATTATTTAAATCATCAGACAAAAGTTTTTCAGCAATCTCTTTATCAGTAGCTTCAACAAAACTGTCTCCTTTACTATAATTTTGCAAAATTCTTTGCATCTCTTCTGGTATCTCTTTATAATAACTTCTCATTTTTCCACTACCTTTAGGCCATTCAAATTTATAATTCCTTCCTTTAGTTAATGTAAGAAGAAAAGAAGGATTTTGTTCTGCATCTGGAGTTTCTTCTTCTATAGATATTAAAGTAGATATTATTCTTTGAAATATAATATCAGTATAGATTTGTGGATTACCAGATAATTTTTTTATATCCGATCCATCATATCTACTTTCTGATTGTCCTTCAGGAGCTGGGTTATCTTTTTTTAATAATTCATGTATTTGTTTGGGATTTTGATAATCTTTATATACTAATATAATACCGTCTTTTACTAATTTTGAATTATTTTCTTTATTAAAATATTTTATATATATATTTGACTCAGTTTCATTTAACTTGTCATTCTTATCATTTGACTTTTTCAAAATGGAGATTAAATCCAATTTTAATCTTCGTTCATTTTTACGTAATATTTGTGCCAATTCCTGATCAAAAACAGATAAGGTTTTCGTATAAACTAGAATATCTGAAATCTTTTTACTTTTCGCTTTTTTCTCTACAAACCCTTCTCCGTCTGGTTTTTCCTTTTCTCTACTTTTTTTTGGTTCTTCTTTTGGTCCTAATAAATATGCTAAATGCCTTAACCATATATTATGTACATATTTTTCAATTGAATTATATCTAGCATCTCTTATATCTTTCTTACCTCTTCCACCATCATCTTCCAATTCACCTCCAATATAATCATCATCATCATCACTATCATCCTCATCTCTATCATCTTCATTAGATTCTTTAAATATGGTACCGCATTTTGGATTATTACATATTATTCTTCCTTTTACTTTTTTAAATTTATTCCTAAAACAATTTTTACAAATAGCTTCCTTGCCAATTGATTGTAAATGTTTTATCCATTCTTTTCGACTTAATTTCGTTATTTCTGGAGTTAATATATTGGAATTACCTGCATCAACAATATCTTCAGCAAATAGTGTTGAAACTTCATCATACATAACATTATAAGTAGTTAATTCTTCATATGCTACTTTTATTAGTTCGTCTCTATTTGGAGCTGTTGATGTTAAAGCTATTTCTAATTTAGGTACAAATAATTCATCAGCTTTTATATACTCATATTTACTAGCTCTTTGTTCTTCAGTAATAATACCTTCTGCTAATATTAAAAATTTTAGATCTATAATGATATCAGCTTCATTAACACCTGTTGAAAGTAAATTATTAAGTTTATTTAATAATAGGAAATATTTTATTTCAACTGTTTTTACTGGTTGTATTTTTTTTATCGGAGAATATAATTGATTAGGATATATTTTATAAATAGGAATTTTAATTCTTTTTAAAACACTTTCACTTGGATTTCTTTCAAATTCATAATATATTGAAGCAAAAGTAAATACGAAAGATCTTAATTCTTCTATTTTTGTAAATAAATTTTCAATTTTAGCTTTATTAGAAGGTGTGTATTTATCTGTTAAACCCAATTTTTCATACATTGATTTTTTCTTATATCTATCATTTAAAATATCAGTTAATGTAAATGGTGTAAAATAAGCAAAATCAACTGGTTCATATATATCATATTCTTTATTTGCTAATACAGAGCTACTATCATATGAATTTTCAAACTTCCCTCTAATTTCTTTTTCATATTCATCCTTCTTTCGAACATATTCTTCTTTTGATTTTAATTTTAATGGGTTATTTTTTACTTCCCATTGTTTTATTTTTTCATCAATCCAAGTTTTTAAATCGAAAGCTTTTGTGAATCCTTTTCCTTCTAAATCTGTTTGAGGTATTAATTTTTGTTGAATTTCCTTATGTTTTTTTAATTTAAATAAAGGGTCTAATTTACAAAATCTTTTTATAGTTTTAACTTTTGCTGGATTTAAAACTTCAGAGCCTAATCTAATTTCTTTTAATTTAACTTCAAATGTATTTATTTCATCATCTGTAATAGGAGCCATCGTTTTTCTAATTCCTTTTCTTTTATATATATCAAAAAATTTTATTAATTTTATTTGTTTTTTTTTAAATTCGTCTTTAATTTTAACTTTTTCAGATTCATCAATCTGAATTAAATCTAAAATATCTTTAAGAACTAGTTTATTACTAAATATAGGTTCAAAAATTTCTTCAAAAGTAGATTCAGAAGTAATTTTTTTACCATTATAAAGATCATGTTTCATAGCATATTTATTAATTTCTTTAATATAATTTTTAAAAGATTTTTGTTTATAAGTTCTTGTATATTCAGGTACAGGTATATCTTTTTTATTATTATTGTAAGGTCTAAAAATAATTTCAGTGTTTCCGCTTTTACCTTTTTGTATTATATAAAAAGAACGATAGTGACATAAAAATTCTGATTTATTACTTCCATCTTCTTTTTTAACATTTTCTCTTATAAATAAAAAAAAACCAATTTGATTAGATAATGGGTTAAATATTACATCAACTTTAAAATTTTTCTCTTCATCTAAATATTTTACGAATTTAACATCACATCTTTCTACTTTATTTTCTTCAATATCATCTTCCTTTAAATCATCATCTGTAATTTCTCTAGAAAAAATATTAAAATCTAGATTTTTTCCTTTTCTAAGCATTGGAAAAATTTGATCAACATCTAAATAAGTTTTTTTTAAAGTAATATTAGTTTCTTTTAAATATTCGGCGGTATTAAATTCAATTTCATTAAATATTTTCACATTATGATTTGGTATTGCTAAAACACCAATAGAAATATCCTTTAAACTTTCTGATTTGTTACCTTTATTAATAATAACTTTTTTATCAACACTATTTATCAGTGACATTAAAAGCAAACGTTTTTTTTTTAAAAAATCGGGATATGTATTAATAGGCCAATCTAATGATAATTTATAAGGATCTGCATCTTCAATTATTTCATCTGAACCTTCTATTATTTGCGGACCTGTAAATAATTTATTTTTTAAAGCATCTAAATCTTCATTTGCTTCATTTAAAAATGCTTTAATTTCTTTTGTAGCAAAGAGTTCTTTTGCTATTTCTTCCGCTTCTGCAGCTTTTCTTACTTGGACTTCTAGATTTTTAGCATATCTTTCACTTGCAGGTGCTGCACTTGCATCCACAGGACTTTCATCCGCTGCACTTTTAAGTGCTTCAACTTTATCTTTTGCAGCTTTTTCTTGGGCAGGTGTTGTGAAACTACTTGTACTAGGTTGTAATCTTTTTCCTACTCCATTCAAAATATCATTTAAATCACTATTACTATCATCACTTGGTCTCGATGCACCACCGCTATACTTTCTTCTTTTTTCTAATGAAAAACTCATATATATATATATAGTTTATAATTTTTTCTAATTTTATTTAATGATAGTATTTATTTACTATTTTTTAATGATTATATATTTAATTTATATTATTTTATTAACCAGAAAAAGAATGTTAGGTAATGACTACCAAATTAGAGAAACAATAAATATTAAAAATACAAATAATAAAGATATTAAAACTAAGAATTTTGATAAAAATTTATCTTTGGATAAAATTATTGGTTTAGAAAGTGTAAAAGAAGAATTGAGATATTATTTAGATTTTATAAAAAATAAAGAAAAATATAAAAAATGGAATGTTAAACTTCCAAAAGGTATTTTACTTGTTGGTCCTCCTGGAACAGGTAAAACTTTATTAGTTAAAACATTAGCCAAAGAAATCTCTTTACCAGTTATTCATACTTCTGGTTCAGAATTTGTTGAAATGTATGTAGGTGTTGGTGCTTCAAGAGTTAGAAAATTATTTGCTCGTGCTAGAAATCATAAAGATGGTTGTATTATATTTATTGATGAAATTGATGCTATTGGTAAAAAAAGAAATGAACATGGTGGTAATTCAGAAAGAGATAATACGTTAAATCAATTATTAGTTGAAATAGATGGTTTTAGTACTGATGATAATGTAATGATATTTGGTGCTACAAATCTAGTAAAAAATTTAGATACAGCTTTAACTAGATCTGGTAGATTTGATAAGAAAGTTTATTTTGATGCACCAAATAAAAATGAAAGAAAAAAATTATTTGAATTATATTTAAATGATATTAAAATTAATGAAAATATTTGTTATGATAAATTAGCAGAATTAACTAGTGGATTAAATGGTGCTGATATTGCAAATATTTGTAATCAATCTAAAATAAATACTATTCAAGAACATATAAAATTAATTTATCCTGTAAAAGAGGATAATATAGAAAAAAACGATAAGGAGGATTATAAAATTTCAATGATTAATATTCAGAAAGCTATCGATGAAGTAATGATTGGTCGTGAAAAACCAGAAAGAAAAATGGAAACTGGTGAAAGAGAAAGAGTTGCATACCATGAGGCAGGACATGCTTTTATGAGTTATATATTAAAACATTCTAATGCTCCAATAAAGGTATCAATATTACCTAGAGGTGAAAATGCATTAGGATTTAGTCAACCTAAACCTGATGATAAAAAATTATATACTCAAGATATATTAATTTCACAATTGTGTGTACTTATGGGAGGACGTGTTGCTGAAAAAATAATGTATGGTAATTATTCATCGGGAGCTCATGATGATATAGAAAGAGCTACCGTTATAATTAAACATTGGTTTTTAAATTGGGGTATGGATAGTTCATCTGGAGCTCTTAATTATCACGAATTAAATAATAAAGTATCAGATGAAATGATTAGTAAAATAAAGAAATTTATTAAAAATATTGAAAGATTTACTCATCATGTATTATTATCAAATAAAGAATACATAATTCAATTAGGAAAAATGCTTCTCGACAAAGAAACTATTATTTACTCGGATATTAATGATTTATTACCAAAAGAATTGGAAAATAAAATAGACCAAATTAAATTTTAATTAATTTTAATCAGCATAACTAAAAGGAGCCCATGCATTTCCATCTGTTATAGGATTAGTTAATCTTACACCAGGTATAACTACTAAATTAACAAATTGTTTGACTTCTTCAGAATTTGTATTTTCCTCAAAAGAAGAATCAAAACTCATATTTTTATCTAAACTTGAAAATGAAACAATATTTCCAATTTGATAGCTAGAATTTGAATCATAATCTCCTAAATCAACAAAACGGAAAGTTGTTTTACCTATATTATACAAGCTTGATTTTAATGGTGTTCCAAACATATCTTTTTTATAAACTTTTATACCTTTCATAATTTTTGCAGGAAATACAAATTGTTTTGGTACATTTGGATTCGGTATTGCATCAGAAGTCAATTTTTTTGTTTCTGCTGGTGGTATAGGTATTTCATTTTTTTCAAAATGTTCCAAGCTATTAACAGGATAACAAGTCCATATAATATTTTTTGTTTTAAATTGTTTATTCATATATTATAATTAGAAATAAAAATTGCAAAAACTATTTATAGCTATACTAACATTAATAATAATAAATGGAAACACAAACTAATTATTTAACGGAGGGAATCAAAATTACCAATACAGATGGTTCAGAAGAAATTATTCAAATACCTTACAATTTGAATAATGTCTTAGTGAAAGAAGATGATATCATTAAAATATTAAATAATTATAATGTAAAACTTGAAAAAATAAATCATATTAATTTTTTCATTCAATCCTTCACTCATAAATCATATTGTAAAAAAGATATATTTCCTGATGAAATATTGACTGCTTGTAAAAAAGAATTAGGTAATCCATCAAACTTGCTTGAATTAAGAGAAGCTAGTTATGAAAGATTAGAATATTTTGGAGACCGTGTAATTAAATTAATAGTATCAATGTATTTATTTTACAGATATCCTAATCAAGATGAAGGTTTTATGACAAGATTACAAACAAAGATTGAGGATAAAACAAATTTAGCAATTATGTCTAAAGAAATTGGATTAGAAAAATTTTTTATTATTTCAAGACAAATAGAATCAATGAATGGAAGAAATTTAGACAAAATTCATGAAGATGTTATGGAAGCTTTTATGGGTGCATTATTTCTAAGTAATGGTTTAGAACCATGTATGTTACTTTTTGTAAATTTATTAGAAACAACTATTGACTATTCTGATAAATTATATCGTGACAATAACTATAAAGATAGATTATTAAGATATTATCATGCTAAAAAATGGAAATTTCCTTCTTATTGTGTGATTCATTTTGAAGGACCTCCTCATAAACGCACATATATTATGGGTGTTGAAAAATCAGAAGCAAATCCTCGTGAACATTTCAAGACAAGATGCGTTGGTTTTGGATTAGGTAATGCAAAAAAAGAAGGGGAACAAGCTGCTGCAAAAATGGCATTAATTACATTTGGTGTATTAAAAGAAGACCAATATATTAAAGCTGATTTATATAATCCACCTTGGGATTTACTTGGTAATTACGACGGAGAAACACCTATTTTAAATAAGAATCTAGAAGTTGATGAAGATGATAATAAATCAGTTTATTCAAAGATTTCTGAAAAATCAATTGAATTATAAATAAAACGAAGTTTAATGAGTTAAATTAAAAAAAAGATAATAGATATTTTAATGGCCACAGTAGAAAGCAATAATTTAGAATCTGGAAAAATTAAAGATATACTATTTTCTAAAGATACAATATCCAATTTAAATAAACAATTATTAGAAAAATTTAATTTAACAGAAATAAATAAAGAAGGTAAGAAAAAAGTTATTGATTTATTAATTAAAAATATGAAAGTTGTGTATAAATCTATTGATATAAAAAAAATAACACAAAAAAATATTAGTTCTATTTTTACTCAATATAATAAATTGTGTTTAGAACAAGCATCTACTGATATAGGGAGAGAAGAAATATTATCTATATTACAACCTAATGCATCCCAGTTAAAATTTGAAAGAGACTTTAGGTCAAATCCCAATGATGGAAATAAATTAATGGATAGACCAAGAGGAGTTTCAAATAGAAGTCAAAATTCAAATAGTTTTTTATATCCACCTACTAACGGTCAAAATAATCAAAATAAAGTAGATAATAGATTTGATAAATTATTTAAACCTATTGTTGATAATATTGATGATAATTATAAATTTAATAATTATCAACATGGAAAAGGTGGTGATGATTTTAATAAAAGAGTAGAACAATTTATGTCAGAAAGAGATACAGAAACAACAATTCCAAAAAGACCTCATACTCCTGAATTTTTAAAACCACAACAAACAAGTAGTAAAAGTGAATTACCTCAAATGCCTAGTAGAAGTGCAAGAAGTAATGATGGACCTAGTAATAAATCAATGCCTGTTCAAAGGAAAAGAGGAGGAAAACCTGATTTTAGTCAACCTATTCCTGAAGAAGAGATAGATACTGGATTTCTAAGTTTAAATGAAAATGAAAATGATTTATATAATATAAATAATATTGATAAACCAATTGATATTCCAGAAATTCAAGAAGATAATCGCTCATTTGAACAAAGATTACAAAGTTTAGAATCTGATAGAAATAATGTTGCAATACCAAAATTAACTGGAAAAATAAATTTTCAAGATCCAAATTTACAATTTAATAATGAAGATGTAATACCTGATTATCAACCAAAATCTATTGAAGAAATTAAAAGAGAAAAAATGAACAGAGCTCAAATGCAAGACCCAAGAAGACAAGAGAGACAAGAGAGACAAGAGAGACAAGAGATACAAGATCCAAGAAGACAAGAAAGACAAGAGATGCTAGACCCAAGAAGACAAGATAATATGGACTCCAGAAGACAAGAAATGATGGAGCCAAGAAGGAAAGACCCTAATGAACCAATAAGACAATTACCTCAACAAACAATATTAAAACCAAAACAAGAACCTTTTTTAAATTCTAGAGAAAAATTAGAAATAGAAGATTTATCTCGTGATGATTCTATTAGAGTAGTTACAAAAAATCCACCAGTTAATATGAAAAAAATTCAAGATACTTTAAAAAAATTAGGAATGATAGATAATCCAGCAATTTTAGAATTAAAAAAAGAAAATGAATTATTAAAAAAAAAAATTTTAGAACAAAAAGATGATAAACATTTTGAAATATTAAAGAAAGAATTAGCAAATGATTTTAAAAATTTAAATGAAAAAGATAGAATCATTCAAGAAAAAGAAGAAGAAATGAAAATATTATTAAAAAAATATAATTATCTTTATGGTGTAAGACATATTCAAATGGATATATCACCTCCAAATCCAATTAATGATTATATATTTGAATTTCCTCAATTAAATAATATAATTGGTGTTAAATTAATGTCTTATTCTATTCCTCAACCAAGATATAATATTGAAGAAAATAAAAATAATATTTTTAAAATTGAATCTTCTGAAAGTACAAAAGAATTTAAATTAAATTCTGGTAAATATAAAATTGAAGATATTTTAACGATATTATCAAATAAAACTAATTTAAATTTTGAATTAAATTATGAGCAAAAAGTAGAAATTTCTTCAAAAAAGAAAAATAATGAAGAAAATTCAGAAAATTTAGAAACATTTGATATTATTCCTACTATATTAAGTAAAGAAATATTAGGTTTTGTAAATAGTTGTACAAACAAAAATAAATATGTAGCAGATAAAACTTGGGATTTAAGAATTGAAGATAAAATATATTTATTTATTAATAATATCAATGATACTCTACCATTAGCTGTATTATATTTAAATAATCAAGCTGTACAACAATTTAGATTTGAAGAACCAATTAATTTAGATAAATTAGAATTACATTTTAAAGATTCTAAAAACAGACCATTTAATTTTTATGGATTAAGTTATAGTTTAAATATTCAATTAGAAATAAATGATGCTGAAGATAATCAATTAACATTAAATTAATTAACATTTCTAAAATAAGATTTTCTACAACCATTCATTTTTTCATCATTAGTTATATTATTAGTAATATCTTCAAATGATTCACCACCAACTAAACGTACAACAAAATTTATTGAATAAACACCACATTCTGAATTATTAAATTGATGTTGTTTTGTATTATATTTTATATCTAATTTATTTAAATTTTTGATTTCAGAATCACCTCCTCCTAAATTTTCTATATTTTTAAGTTTATGAATTACTTTATTAATGTGAATTTTTTTCGAATATTTATTTTTATAAATATGTTTAACTATTTTATTAATAAATTTTCTAGTTTTTTTATATGGTTTTTTACCAAAAGAATCAAAATAATAAACTTGACCTTCTTTTAAATTAGCAAATAAACCAACCCAATGAGAACCACCTTTATCATGTTCATCTAAATTTATTACCATACCTATTTTAGTTTTACCTTCTTTCTCTAATTCATTAAAATCTAAATCAGCAATTCCTAATACTGGTAATTCTTCAAAATCTGCAGGAACAGCGCCTAAAAATAAGAAATTTTTGTGTTTTTCTTGATATTGAGATACAACATCATTTATATCAGTTGTAGATAACCATTCATATTTTTTTTCAGGACCTTGAGGTCTAAATGTATTTTCTAAAATTTCAGGATTTTCAATAGCTTTTACAAAATCTAATCTTAACCAACATGTTTGTTCATTACATTTATCTCCTAATTTTTTTTCTAATGTATTAACTAATTTTTGTTTATCATCACTAATTGTTATTTTTTCTTTTGCATTTTTATTATAATTTTCTGCTATAATTTGTAATGATTTTAAAGTAAAACATGAACCATCTTTAAACTTTTTACTGGGTGCGCATTTTTCATCCATTTATATTATATTAGAAAATTTTATAAGTTTAAAATTATTTAATAATAGTTATTTTTTGATTAATAATTTTTTCTAATTTTTTCCATATTACTTTATTTTCTAATAAAAACCAACTAGTTATATCTATAAGATTATTTTCTTTTATTAATTTTATTAAATTAAACGTGAAAGCTCCAACAATAATAGTATTATAATATTCATTCGTAGTAGTATATATTTTTTTATATATTTTTGGTTTTATTAAAGAAAAATTTTCTGGAATATAAGTTACAATACTTTCTAATGATTTTTGATTTTCTTTACACGAGGCTAATATATATACATTTTTAATTTTTTGAAAATTTTTGATTAATGGGAAACTTCCTGAATAACAACAATCTAAAATAAAATAAATATTTAAATTATTTATAAAATGATTATTTATTGACTCGTATATTTTTAAAGGTTTTATTATTATATTATCGGCAAATTGTAAATTACCGTCGTAATAACCATGTCCTGAAAAGTAAATTAATAAATTATGACTTGTATTATTATGTTTAAAAATTTTTTCTAAATTACTAAAAGTAACTTCTTTGTCAATTAACAAATATTTTTTTGAGTCTTGTTTTAAATTATAAAACATAATTGCATCATTTTCACACCCCAATAATTCTTTTGAATTATTACCTATATAAATAGATAAGATTCTTTCATTCATCAAAATACAATAGATAAATAATTTAGACTGGTTATAAAAATATATATTCTATTGCTTTCAATATAGAAAACAGTATCTAATATTTGGTATACTTAAAAATAAAATTATCTAAATTTCTTTTTCTATCTTTATTTATATAATATGTCATTTCAAGATAAGTATTTAAAATATAAAAATAAATATTTAACTTTAAAAGCTCAATTAGCAAATCAAGATGGGGTTGAACAATTTAGAATGAGAGGTGGTTCTAATCAAGCAGAAGAAGAAGCAGAAGTAGACGTAGCAGAAGCTAATGCTGAAAAAGCTAAAGCTGAAGCTGAAAAAGCTAAAGCTGAAGCTGAGAAAGCTGAAGCTGAACTTAAGAAAGCGCAAATAGAATCCAACAGTAATGAATCTACCCCTGAAACTGTTACTGAAACAACAGTAGTTCCTAAATCTGAAGAAAGTCAAGGAGGTGGTGCTAAAAAGAAAAGTAAAAATAATAAAGCTTCAAAAAGCTACAAAAAACACTTCTTTAGCGATTCTGATGTAACTGACGAATCATCGCTTGGTTCTAGTTCTGATGATTTCTCATCTAGTGAATTGGATTGGTAAAAATATATTTGGATTGGTAAAAATAAAATTGGTAAAAAAAATTGTAAAGATTTTCATTTAAAAATTAATTTTATACTTAATTAATGATTGATATTGTAGGGAAAGAACAATTAGAAGAGTTTATTTGGGAAAACATAAATGCAAACAAAGTTGTTGTAATTTATTTTGGTGCAGAATGGTGCGGACCTTGTAAACAATTAAAGAAAAAAATAGCTAGTGATGAAGCAAAAGAAGCAATGCCAGATTTAGTTGTTGGTCATGTAGATATGGACGAATTCCTAAATAATGAATTAAGTGACACATATAACATCAAATCTTTACCAACCCAAATTTTCGTAACATTAAAAGGAACAGCTATTGTTGAAATTAAAAAAATTCTTGGATTAGATTGGTCTAGTTTTATATCTACTTACGGAGATATCAAAGCAACTGAAGAGCTAACAACTAAAACTAATGAAACTATCGTAAATACTTAAAAAAATTGTTTTTTTTATACTTTTATTAATAACAAATGATATAATGTCTATTTTACCATTTGTAATTAAAGAAATTAATATGTTTTCAGGGTGGGTATATAATCTGCCTAAAAATAATGAATGCACTATTTGTAGATGTAATCTAAATACTACTAGTTTATATAACCAAGAAAAAGGCATTGAATCTTATATAGTATCTGGTATATGTCTTCATTCATTTCATCAAGAATGCATTAAACCTTGGGTTGATAAAAATAAATATTGTCCTATTTGTTCTGCTCACTGGCAGTATTCAAATAATACAAATAATTCAAATAATTCTAAAGAAAAAGATTATTGCGCGAATAAGGAATTTACAGATATGCCTCCATTAGTACCAGTACAAAAAATTAATATTCAAGACAATAATATAAAATCAAATATAGATAAATATGTACATAAATATATAGATAATAAGAGTACAGAACAATCTGTAGAAAATAAAAAAATTAAAATTATAAAAAAACTAGTAGATAGTAGTAAGAAAATAGAAGTAGATAGTAAGAAAATAGAAGTAGATAGTAAGAATATAGAAGTAGATAGTAAGAATATAGAAGTAGATAGTAAGAATATAGAAGTAGATTATAAGAAAATAAAATTAAAACATAATTTTGTAGATGAAGATTATATAGAACCAAAGGAAGATGAAGATTATATTAAATTCATAAAGAAATCAAATAAAGATATTTTAAATGAAATTAATAAATCACCTCATAAAAAAGATTTAATAAAAGAATTTATGAAAGAGCTAAAAGAAATGAATGAAATGAATGAAATGAAAAAATCTGTTAACGAAAAAATGATTGGTATTTTTAAAAAAGAATCAGAATCATTACCATATAAATATCCTGATAAAGAATATGATTCAGATCTTGATTAAACATATCTAAAAAAATACATTCTTTTATTATAATGAAAAAATTCTATAATGATATTGAATCAAATAAAAATATGATTGAAGTAGGTTTAGATGAAGCAGGTAGAGGTCCATTAATTGGAAGAGTTTATGCTGCAGTTGTTAATTGGGGTAATACTCCAGAAAATATTAATGTAAAAGATTCTAAAAAATTATCTGCTAAAAAAAGAGCAGATGTTTTAAAATGGATTCAATCTAATGTTGATGAATGGGCTGTTGGTTATGCCGAACCAGAAGAAATAGATGAAATAAATATTTTAGAAGCTACTAAATTAGCAATGACGAGAGCTTTAAATGAATTAACATTTAAACCAAATTATGTTATTATTGATGGTTGTGGTTGGGAAAAGAAATTCCCTGAATATAATTTAACATCTATAGTTAAAGGTGATTCTAAATTTTTATCTATTGCAGCAGCATCAATATTAGCTAAAGAATATCATGATGATTATATTAAAAAAATATGTCTTGAAAATCCAGAACTTGATGAAAAGTATGGATTATTAAGTAATATGGGTTATGGAACTAAGAAACAT